CCAACGGATTTTTACCTCCATTGAACTATGTTTTACTGCAATGATAGGAAAGTACCTTGTACTCAAAACCTATACTGTCAACAAAACAGGCGAGACGTCTGTCTCTTAAAGTTGTAGCCTAGTAAAAATAACCTAGAGACGAATCCCCAGGTATAAAACCTAAACTACTCCTTATAAGAGTACAATTCATCTCGTGACGCGCTAGCGCCACACTATGGGGCCACCCCATAGATTTCGCATGGAACCTTGTTAGATTCACATGCAATGTCGAATTTGTAATATTTAATATACTTCCTCCCAAATTCTTACGAATAAAGGAAATATATGTTCAGACCTACACCTAGGTGAGGTCTGTAAGGCTGTACTGATAATAGATCGGTACACCCGTAAAAAATAGGAGAGTAAAGTCCTCCCCGACTGCGTCATATTGTTGGTACATGACTTGTTGATTATTTATAGCACCTGTGGTACTGGTGGTCGTATTGACTTCATGCGAATTGGAACGCAAGTCTTGAGCTCTAATCATCCTTGAGCTCGCAAACCGGTTAGGCCAATAAAATGGAAGTTCAACCTCTAACGTATTGTTAATATCAATATTCGTAGAGGCCGTCCCATTACCGGAATTAATATTACCAGTAGCACTCAGCACACTTCCCAACCGGAGACTACTTGTCACCGTTGTAGTTGTTGTATACGTCGCGTTGGTAGAACCATTGTACGGCAATCGCGTAACTGATGGTGTTCCCGACACAGCTGTAAACAAGTACTTCTTCCTCATGGCGCCCCTATAACCGGCATAACAAGGTAAAAACCAACTATGATACGCGGTAGGACCCAACGTTAATGACCTGGTACCCGCGACGTTTGTCTCGATACCTTGGGGGTCATACCCTGTGAAGTACGGTAAATTCTTGTTAATTAATTTAGTCTGGCGAATACTACCTGGAGCAACATTCACTGGTGCCCATACGCGAGTGCGACAATATCTCTTGCACAAGTCGCGTATAGAAGTAGGGGGGTCACCATAAAACACCATATATGTAGCATCTTTAGCCTCACCAGACTTCGCCATCTGCATACTTGCAGCAGCGGCGCTAGGGTCAACAGGTCCAGCTCCATCATGTCCCAAACTCGACTGAGCCTGCAACACAACTGTGTCGTTGAACAAATGTAAATCTACAATTTTGGCATTTGTGGGACCCGCCAACTTGTAATCGTCACAAGCTGACACAAATACATTTATAAACACTGGTTTATCGAGTGCCGGACTCACCAACTCATTGAGAACTGATATATCTAACACCCCATTGTCCGTGGCAAAAATGGAAGTCAATCGCGACGCAGTGGAAAATAACGTACCACCTGCTTCTTGCGGTGTTCCACACTCTTTCCAGGGGTTCTCTTGTCCCCATCCCACAATAATCTCGAAATCATCCAATTCTGATATATCTATTGCTCTGGAATAAACTGTGTTATAATTAACAGTGGAACCCACTCCTTTTGGATCCCACCGTATTAAAAGACGACCCTTGTGGAAATCACACTTGACTACTTGAAACCGAAATTTCAATGATCCACGCCATTGTTCAAATACCGCAGACATATGAGCTATCGGTGTCATGTGTATTTCCCCAGTCGCTGCCACCACATCCAACATCATTGGTGTAACTCTGGTGTTCCACAATAGAGTGTCCACTGGTAACGTCCCATCCCACGAAAACTGTGTGAGATAAGATTCTCTACCACAATACTGGACAATATCCATTTGGTCTGTACCATCAAGCCCAGCGACTCTAGAATCGACAGTAACTTCAGCCTTACTGTCTAATGTTAATTTCATCGCACCATCATGCGCATCCGTGTTCGCTAAATTACCAGCGGGCAACGGTTTCGTCTGTATGATGTTTGTAATAATGTTTGGTCGACTCATACCAAACAATTTAGCCATAGAACTAGTCGCATTGGCTCCAATCTGCGTCGCCATAGCGTATGGTCCCACTTTAGGCAAATTCACGAAATTGCCTGCAAAACTGGCCAAAGCACTCATAGGAGCAGATATTATACCATTTCCGTACTCATCTTGAGCTCCC